TCTGATTTAGTTTCTCCAACTCCTCTGTCGATATCAACGCAAACATCAAGTCTGCTGTTGCTGGTAAACCAAATGACTCTGAGGTATCTTCTAAACCGATGTCCGTTGATACAAACCCAGTCCTGGTTGTTTGTGTCGCAGACAGTATTGGTATATTAAACTCAACTGCAAGTCCTCTCAACTCCTCTGCAATACTCTTGATATACGAATACGAGTTTATACTTGCTCCCATCTTGAAACGACTGGAGGAACAAATATTCAAATAATCTATAATCAGAATATCTGGTCTAAAGTTTTTCTTTATGATAAGTTCATTCAACAACGCACGGAAATGCCCTGTGTGTGCTGATGCAGTTGGATACTCTTTGACTATCAATTTACCTTTTGTCTTTTTCTCTATTCGTCTAATCTTATCATCAAACATTTTCTTCGGTAACGATTCAAGGTCTTCCAAACTGATATTCATTAAGTTAGCATCTATTCTCTCTGCTATCTTTTTGTCTGCCATTTCCAATGTGATGTATAATACATTCTTACCCTGCATCAATGTAGACGCTGCTACATGACACATGAATAAAGATTTACCCACACCTGTACCCGCAAGACAAATATTCAATGTCTTGTTAGGCATACCACCTTTGGTAATCTTATTAAAGAAATCTAAATCGAATGGAACTTTTTCTTCGATTGTATGATAGAATTCATAACGGTCGGTAGACTGTTCTATATAATCATGACCAATATGACTATCGAAAGATACACCTAGTGCATCTTGTAAAATATTGGGAATGGCCTCAGGAGTTTGATCCGTCTTGCCATCTATAATTTGAATGCCTGTGAATATGGCATTATAAATGGCCTTATCTTTACACCATTTCTCGGTTTCGTTTATTACCCACTCTAAATCAACTTCTGACTTTTTTATATGGGTATCAATATATTCTTTGACCCGACCAAACTGTTCTTCTGACAGAGCAACTTTTTGAACATCTATTAATAATGCTTCAACTACAGGAGGATCATTATATTTTTTGATGTATTCATTTATCGTTGTGAATATTGTTTTCTCTATAAAATCTGTAAAGTATTCTTCTTGAATAAATGGAATAACCTTTCGGACATATTCCTCATTCTGTAGTAGATTGTTCAGTATCGTTGTTTCTATTCTCATTATTTAACCTATAACTTCCGTGTTTTACACTTTCATACATAAGAGTCATAAAGATTTCACCAAGAAAGTCTTTAAACTCATTATCAAAAATATTCTTATCTTTAGGATTATACAGTACTTCGTAGTCAAAGTCAATAGGAATTTTATCAATCGCATCCAAGTCTATAGACTCTCCAAACTCATTTGTCAATTTAAGTTTTCCATCTAGAAATTTAAAAACGATATTATCATACTCGCCTTCATTTATCATTATGGCACTTTCACCAGTATCTTTATGATTTACAAATTCAAACATAATGTAAATATGAGTGAACAAAATATTTCGGACCTGATACTGGTTTTCTACCAGCATGTAGCCAAGGCCACATTGGGGGGAATATTACCATTCGTCCTACTTTGGGTTTTACTGATAACGGTATATATGTTCCCGGCTTATACATCTGTGGAAATTCTGTTTCACCGCCTTCGTCAACATCGTTCAAGTAAATAAGGAAATTCAAAAATCTCTTATGACAGCCTCCAACCTGATTAGAATCAACATGGTCATCAAATCTATCATAATCATTAGGTAGATATCGTTTCATTCTTATGGCTTCATAACCATATTCTGAAGGCCACATTAAACCATCAACAATATTACATTCCTTTTTGTAAATATTAACAAAATATAACATAGCCTTGATAATTTTTTCCCGCACACCAATCCAACTGTCGTGATTATACATATTGATTTGTTTGAAACAATATACTAAATCAGCATTTGTTTCGTGGATATCCTCATATTCATGTTCAGATTTATCAAACTTGTCTATAAGAAATAAACAAGATTCTTCATCTAAAACATTACTGTATGTGCGAATGTAATTATCCATAAGTAAATTCATCTTTAGCAACTTCGTTAAGTTTTGTCATAACTTCTTCTGTAAAATATTTCTCTGGATCGTTGTTGATAGTTTTTCCAAATGTTTTTGTACCGTCTGGTAATTCTATTCGTGTAGATACTGACTTAAAAATATCGTATTTAACAGCGAGTTCCAATAAACCGTAATATCTATCTAGACCCTTTGTGTAAGATAGTTTTACATCAACCATTTTATTCTCTCGGGACTGTCGTGATTTGTATGTCTTACAATGAATTATATTTCCAACTACTTCGGTCCCTTCTTTATCTTTCTTTTTGGAGAGCATAATAATAGTTGATGCCGCATACTTGAGTCCACTGCCGCCGCCCATTTCTTTCTGCGGGAACATTGATCCAATAACATCGTAGGTATGATTTGTTATGACCATCGGGACTTTCAGTTTGCCCAGTTTGAGTGTAAGCACACGAAATGTCGATTTGACTATCTGTGCCCGAGTCATATCCCGTGTCTCTTTACCGGCGTCTGTATCTTCCAACTCTTTGGTTGTAGATAACATACCAAGTGAGTCAAGACAAATCAACAAAGGTTTCCCTTCGCCTTCTTCTTCATAAAGATTCAATACAGTCAGTGTTTGGAGACGAAACTCCTGAACCGTCACGACAGGCATAATTGCCATTCGAGAAGAATCAATACCACGACTCTCTATCATATCTTTTGTGATAGCAGATTCACTTTCAAAGAATACTACATTCCCATCGGGATTCGCTTCTAAGAAAGTTTTACATATACCTAGGACGAAAAAGGTTTTACCTGTCGCCGACTCTCCAGCCAACGCTGTAATTTTATTACCGGGTATACCACCGTATATTGAACCGCATGCCAAAGCATTAAAAATGTAACTGCCAGTATCCACATAAGAGTCAGTATCACTGGCATCAATGCCATCAGCCACAATCGTGGCGTAGTCGTTTTTCGTTTGTTTAATTGCATTCTTGAGGAAGCTCATGTTTTTCATTCTCCAGGTACGACATCACATACCACTTGTATTTTCTTTTGGCCATAAACTTATCTACTTCATCCTTCATGTCGTCCGGTAAGTATATGGTATAATATTGTTTGTTTTTATAAATTGCTAAGAGCATTTGGACAATACTTTTGTATAGACCGACTCCGCAATTGCCTTCATCATTAGTGAAGGAACCATTCTGCCACATCGTTCAGCCTGTTGATTGAATGTGCCAGTTAATTTAAAATCATCTGGTAATGAAGTAATACGCTTCAATTCCTTGATTGTAAATTTTCTATCTTCGGCCCAATGTATTGCACCACCTGTAGTCATTGCAGAACCCATCGCTGTAATAGTAGGTGCAGGTACTAATGCGGAAGTTTTTTTACAACTAAAATGTAAATTCTTTTTTCCTATTTGCTCACCACTTATAACCTTATCTGGATTTTGTGGAAACTTATATCCAGTTTTTTTATGAAAGGCTGTTTTGACCCATTTCTCAGTAAGCATGATCACTTCATCTTCATCCAGATGTAAATCAACCATTGCTTCAGCCAAAGGAATTATCTCATTACTCTCTGTTGGAAATACACTATGAATATTCATAAAAGACATTCCAACTTTAGCTGTGATATCCTTTCTCAAAGCAATAAAGATAGTTCTACTTCTAGATTGAGCAACTCCAAAATGTTTTGCATTGATAACTTTAGAACAAACATCATAACCTATATTATCAAACTCATTTATAATACGATGATAGTATTCCTTAGCCTCACCAATAGTAAGACCTTTTACATTTTCACCGATAATAACTTTAGGTTGAATGTCTTTGGCAACTCGTAGAAACTCAAAAAACAAATCTTCAATGTTTTCTACATCTTGCTCATCGGAATAGTGTTTACTCTTTCCATACCCGGCCTTGTGACTTCCGCCGTGATGTGTAAAGCCGCGTCCTGCAATACTAAATGCAGAACAAGGTGGAGACCCATCTAATAGGTCTAACTCCCCTACAGCCACCCCAGCGACCTCTAAGATGTCCGCTCCTGATAATTTCTTTATATCGTGAGGGATGATAGGGGTATTAGGATAGTTAGCCGAATATGTTTCTCTCGCCTCGTGGACGAATTCGTTTATCGCAAGTATCTTACCACCTGCCAAACGATAGCCTGTAGACGACCCACCGCCGCCTGCAAATGTTGATATTACTGTGAATAATTCTTTTGCTTCACCCTGATATACATCTTGCATTGTATATGGTTTATATCTCATCCAAACAAATGCTCCAATGTAATTGCTGTCCCATAACTTCTATCTACTTTCCAACCAATAGAATCCAAAATAAATGTCAAAGGTTCAACGAAACTCTTACTAAACATTGTATCATAATCAATCATATCTGTCAAGTCAAACTCCTTAGGCAACTTGGTCATAAAAGAAATAACATTGGACTGCATTGCATTGGGTTTTCTTAATTGTAAAAACTTTATCTTCTCACCATCTTGTATCAATGGATACTTATGACTGAGTTTATTTCTAGTCAACAAATGATTATATATCAATGCGCCCTTAACGTGCATTGGAGTTCCTTTCTTAAACAAACTAGAACTATCCGACCATTTCTTTACACCATTACAAGACCTAGGATATGCAATAAGTTCTGGTTCAAGTTCCATAAACGTCTTACGAAAATCTTGTATGAAATCGTTTAACTCTTTTTCATCACTGTTGATAATAACTTTTAAGGCCTCTTTGATTTTATCACGACAAGGCTCTGGGGTCGATGACTTAACAGCCTCGATGCCCATTATTTTTAATTGAGGTTCTTTATATCTAACACCCTCACTGTCGTACACGTTGAGAATGTATCTTTTCTTTGCTGTCCAAATGCCCTTGTCTGCGATTATCTCTCGCTTCATTTCCATCTTTTGGGCATAGGCATTTACATACGTTGCAAGGTCTCTATAAGACTTATCAATAAACGGTTCAAGCTTCTCTTTAGCCACTCTATCGAGAAAATCGATAACTTTCTCCGTTGGTGCACTTCTTCCAGTAAAAGATCGGCGTACCAACGCGTCAAAAGAAACGTATATTGAGTCCGTATCTGATGCAATAATATAATCTTCATTTTCAGTTTCCAATATCTTGTTTAGATATCCGTTCACTTTCTCCTCTATCCAACGAATAGATAACTGACCAGAAGTTGTAATTGCTATTGCAACACGCTCATCATAATATCTGAAATACTGATTACCCATTGCGCCATAAGCACTATTCAAGGCAATCTTACGAGCCATCTGGATATTATTGAACTTTGAAATATCCTTTAAATATTTAGGGTCCTTAGTATCCTCATATTTTTGTTTAGCTTCTAAAGTTAGGTTCTTAAACTTCACTCGGTCTGTATAAAACTTTTCCATTAATGCTGGAAGAAAACCTTGAAAATCTTTAGTAAACTTCACACCATTCGGTGTTACTGTGCTACCGTCATCTGGTATGTCTACCTCTTGTTTCAACATTTTATCTACATTGATATTAGGAAAACTCTCGTCTGTTATAGTTTCAGGAGAAATATTATATTGCATAATAAGATGTGGATACAAACTATTCAAGTCAAAACCCATCACCCAGTTATGTTGACCTGTCTGTGGTTCTTTCACATAGGCACCTTCTTACTTACTGTCCTTACGACTG